ATCTAGTTGGTGAAATGGGGCCAGAAGTTATAACAATGGGCTCCCAAGGCGGCTTTGTAACACCTAATCATAAGCTAGGCGGCGGCGAATCTGTTACTATTGTCAATCAGATAGGCAATAATGCTAGTCCTAATGTAAGGGCTGAAGTTGCAGCTATGGGGCCGCAGATTACAGCTATGGTAATGCAAGGTTTGAAGGGCGCTAGACGATGACAATAGACATAGAAGTAAAACCAGACGCGGCGCAGATTGGGGTTGCGTTTAATGTGCAATCATTTACAAGTAATTTGAGTGGGAATCAAAACAACAAAGAGCTTCCTGGTTCGCGTTGGATTGGCTCCTTTACTTGGTCTAATCGCCAAGGACTCGAAGCTAGGACGCTTATCGCTCAATTAACGAGCTTGCGCGGGCCTATTGATGACTTCCGTGTTTTGATGCCAGATCACGAGGGGTTAGGTACTGCTTTGGGTTCTGGCTTAATTAATGGCGCCGGTCAAACTGGCTCTAGCATAGTTACTGATGGCTGGGATATTAACCAGCCTATATTGCTAGAAATCGGAGACTACATCGAAATAAACGGCGAATTAAAACGCGTCACTGCTCGTGTAGCTAGTGACGGTTCTGGTAATGCTACGATACCATTTCAACCGCCCATCAGGAAAAGCCCTGCTGATAACTCGACAGTAATAACAACTAACCCAAGAATTACAGCTCGTCTAACTTCGCCAGTCAATCAGGCTTCTTTGTCTGCTCCCGTGATTTACGCCACGTCTATCGAGTTCGAGGAGGTAATATAATGCCAAGAACAATAGACAGTGGAACTATGCGGGCAATGTGCCGCGCTGATTATCGGCCGATTGTTTTGATTGAGATTGAGACAGAAAAGGTATCGCCAACCCCTAGCAGTTTTATTAGGCTTACTAGCAATAATCAAGACCTTATGTATAACTCGCAAACCTACACTGCTGGCGGCATTGGTGGCATTAGTACGCTTAGCGAGTCTGACGACCTTAGCGATGCCCAGCTATCAATAATCCTGAGCGGCGTTGATCCTGCAATTAAGGCGGCAGCAACCGCAAGCGACTTTTTAAATAGTAAAGTCACTGTTAGAATTCAGTTTTTTAACGAGCAGTATCAATCAAGCGGCGACGGTCTTTTGTACTTTATTGGCTCGGTTTCTGGGCAAAATATAGCAAGCGGCCGAACGTCTGAAATAACTCTGAGTTGTAAATCTATTATTGCTAGTCTTTCCCGTCCTCGCTCCGAAAGATACAGCGACCAAGAGCAGCAAGCACAGCACTCAGGTGACTTAGGTATGCAATTCGCTTCAGAGCTGGCTAGTCGTGATATTATTTGGCCTGCTGCTGAGTGGTTTAAGGAGAATCAGGATTAATGAGTATTTTTGACAGAGCTGCTAATTTTACAGGCGATGCTTTAAGGGCTGGCCGCGAAAGTATTGGCGCGTCTACTGAACAGATAGTAGATTCAGGCGGTGATTTTTTTAGGGCGGTTGGTCGTGGTGACTGGGAAAGCGCTGGTAATGATCTGCTAGCCATTGGAGCAGAGTCAGCCAATATTCTTTCTGGTGGTACTAATAACTTAGTCTTTAACACGCTAAGAAGAATAACCCAGCCAGACATTCCAGCACCTGATTTCGAAGATAGAAAAAACCAAATATCTAGCGCCAATGCTCCACGTCGTATGGTTTATGGTCGCTCTCGCGTTGGTGGTGTTGCTCGCTATGCTGAATCCTCCGGTGGTAACGACAAATTCATTCATCTGATTCATATTTTTGCTGCTCACTCATGCGAAGCTATTGAAGAAATCTATTTTAATGACGAATTGGCATTCATTGGCACGGTGCCGCAGGGTAAATTTGTCGGCAAAGCTACCGCTATTATTGAGACTGGCAAACAAACAACAGCTAACGCTGCGATAGTTGCGGACACTCCAGCAAACTGGACTAACGACCACAAGTTGCTAGGTCATACTTACGCTTATTTCAAGCTAGAGTACGATACAGACGTATTTCGCTCAGTTCCAAAAATCACAGCAACGGTAAAAGGCAAGGATGACATACTAGACCCTAGAACGGGGCTTTATGGCTGGACTGATAATCAGGCGCTATGTACGTTGGATTATATGCGTAACCGGTACGGATTCGGCGCTGATGACTCGCTCATTGATTTAAGCTCGTTTGCTGACGGTGCAAATATAGCTGATGAGCTGGTAACCTCTGGCGTTGGCACTACTGAAAAACGCTATACAGTAAACGGTTCAATATCAATTATTGATGACCCGAAAGGCCCACTAGACAATCTAAACATGTCTGGTTTTTCAGATGTCCAATGGATTCAGGGGCGGTTTGTATTTATTCCAGGCGTTTACCGCGAACCGATCAGCCAGAATAGCCTAGGCACTTCACCTGTAACTTTTGACAGCACAACGGCATTCACTTTTGACTCCGACATCTGGCCAACATTCGACACGGGATTCGGGGTTAACTTCAAGTTTACAGACGACGACTTAATCGGCGGAATTAGCTATACACCAAGCGGAGATATTGACGGGCGAATTAATGCGCTTCGCGGCTCATACATTGACCCAAGTCAAAACTTTGAACCCGTTGATTTTGTTCGAATGAATATCGAATCATACGAGCAGCAAGATAAAGAAATCTTGTACGCTGATACTAAATTTCAGTTTATCAACTCTGGAACTATGGCGCGCAGGTTGTCAAAGATTGCGCTAGAGCGTAGTCGCTACGGTGTTAGATTGTCTTTGCGCTTAAAGGTTCGTGCATTAGAGTTTGGCGTTGGCGACAGAATAGAATTTGAGTCGGCGTCAGAGGGTTTGACCAATAAAGTTTATCGAATAGATGCCATCTCGCCAAGTATTGATGGTGCTGATGTTTCTTTGTCGGAAGATCATCCTGACGTATGGGCATGGACTGAGGGTGACGCTTTAGAAGTTACTCCGCCGCCTGCTTTAAATCTTCCAAACCCTAATGTGGTTTCCACACCTACTGGCTTGACGGTTGCTGAGACTGTATATAATGGCAACGACCAAAGCTCTATAAAGTCACGGGTTACTATCAACTGGGATGACGATGATGTTATTCAGCGCTGGGAAGTTCAAGGCTCATTTTATTCTGGCCCATTCGTTGATTTAACTAGCTTTATTTCTACTAACTCATTTATTTTAGAAGACGCACAAATAGGCGACTGGACTTTCAGAGTTAGAGCGGTTAATGGTATCGGAGCTAAATCAGCTTATGCTAGTAGTGCATTTACTACAAATGGTAAAACCACTGTACCGCCAGCGATTAGCGGATTCACTGGAACCCGGAGGCCAAACGGTGTTGAAATAAACTGGACTGAATCGTCAGAGCAAGATATTTCTCACTACGAGATTAGAAATGGCGCCAGCTGGGCGACTGGAACACCAATAAGAAACACTAATGGCAACGGCTTCTTATGGGAGCCTGAAAGCCAGACCGTTTCTACCTTGTGGATCAAGGCGCACGATAAATCTGGCGGCGAATCAGCAACGGCTACCAGCTTGATTGTTGGTACTGGCTCTACCGCAGTAACCTCTGATACTGGGCCAATAACAAATGTTAAATCGTCTTTCAATGACGATGCTGACGGGTATTTCCTCGGTGCCGGCGAGTTTTATGTAGGGAATGCAGCAAATAAGCTAAAATTTAATACTGCCAACGGGCTTGAGATCAATACAACAGATTTTGAGCTGCTCAATGGTAGTGCAACGTTTAAAGGCTCCATTACCGCAGCGGGCGAAAGGTTTAAGGTTGATCGTGCTGGCGCAACAAGCATAACTACACCAAACGGCACAGACCAGACAATATGCTCTGTCTACACCATACAGACAGGCGTTGCTGGTGTTGTATCATACTCTCGACACCAGTACGGTGGCTTCTTTCAATCGCGCGACGGCGACGGTGTTCGGGGAATATCGCAAAACAACGACGGCGGGAAGTTCACGACAAACAGCGCGGGCGGCGCGGATAGGGCTGCTGTTGTGGCTGAGTCACCCAACGGTGCGGCACACATTCAGATGCTTACAACGCACACAACCTTTCCAGTCGCTAGCGATGGCGCTATAATTTTAGGCCAAAACGCAGGCGGCGATAAAAACATATATATAAGGGTGCGCGGCCAGTGGCGACAATTGTCGTGGGGTGGCGGGGCAAACGATGGCGCGGTGATTTTCTAAGGTGGAAAAATGACAATACAGCAAATAAATATAGGCACAAACCCCAACGACAGCACAGGGGATGATCCGCGCACTGTGGGTCAAAAGCTTAATAGTAACTTTACAACGGCAAGCCACGCAGCCAGCCGAGACGTAGGCACTGCTACGGGAGAAATCCCCACGGCTGACGATCTGGGTATTATCGGCAATGTAAACTGGAATAGTGGAAACCTACAGCCAGAGGGAGGCCTTTCCTCCCTCCAAATACCCAAGCTTTTCAGAAAAGTTGGAGGCGGGAGCGTGGCGGCTGGGGCAACTGTATCTGGAGGCGATTTACGCAGGTTTTTTGTTGATGCGGCAGGCAATATTTCAACCAATGCGGACGTCCCTGTCGGAACATATAGGAACACGTCAGGGCGCGAAGTTCTTAATCTTGAATATGACTATTTTGTGAGGGTTTTATAAATGATTGAGTACAAATACAACTCAGGCGGAAGCATTGACAGGCTGATTGATGACAAGGCCCTAGGGCTGGTCTGGACAACCCTGAGCACCGAAGAAACACAAGTCATAATTGAGTCAGGGCAAAAAGTGTCGCCCTACATCAAGCCTGCTGAGACATTGGGTGACATTCGCGCAGAGCGCGACTTGTTGCTCGCTAAAAATGTCGATATTTATAACCCTTTACGCTGGGCAGAATTAACTACTCAGCAAAAGGATAGTGTTAAAAAATACCGACAGGCTTTGCTTGATATTACCAAGCAAGCCCCTTCTAAGGTGATTTGGCCTAATCCTCCCTCAATCTAAAACAGTAACGCGGACTTTGATTAGTCCGCTATTTTATACCTATTCGCTTTTTGTGAATTAATATTTCCGCATTGGCCGAAGCTGTGAATTCTTCATAGTCTTTGGCTGTGCGCTTTGTTATGTGTTTTTTTATCCATAAACAAAGCATCGAAATCACTAAGCCCTCTTGATTTTCTATGCCTAATACAAGACCCTGAGACTAAAACCCTACTATCTCGACTCCATCCCTCTGGAGTATTAGAAACCCCATTATAAGTTATCTGTAAGCAGTTCTTTAGTTTGTGATATATCTTTCTAGTTCTTCCAACATTACAAGCATTGCAAAGCGGTCTTAAATTGCTTATATGGTTGTTTGATTTGTCTTCATCTATATGGTCGATGTGATCCTTATAGGTTCGCCAAAACCAAGGAGCTCCGCACATCTCGCAATTTAAAGCCGATTCATTGAAGCGGCTATAAAAAACATACCTATGCTCGTATACGTAACCATTAGATTGAGCAAGAGGGTGGTCGGGAATGTTAAGGAGAATATAGCCTTTTGTGTGTGTTCTTTTATATTCTTTGTGGCGAGCTCTTTTTTTAGTGCCTCTACATTCGCGACAATAAGGAAATAAGCCATCCTTTCTTAGCTTGTCTTTGTGAAAGCTATCGCTTGATTTTTCTACTTTGCATTTTACGCAGATTTTCATGTAAACCTCCAATCAAGGCTATCAATCTAAAATAAAGTGCCGAAGAGTGATTGAGTCTCTTTTTCGGGTTGCATTCCCTAGGCACATCTTATTATAGTTTTTTCTCCTTTCGCTTGATAGCTTTTTTGGTTATTTTTATAGCTCGCTCTATCCACTCAATGTCAAAGCTCGCAATATCTGCCTTATGGCTAAGTAAATAATCAAATCTATCCTGCCCTATCTTTTTAATAATGGCCGGGGTGTATTCTCCGATATTGCCTGATAGGTGGGTATTGCACACTGAGCAAGACTTGTGAACATTCCATAGATTGAACCTCAAGAATGAGCTATGCCCTCTGGAGTAATAATGTGAAGCGTGCCACTGACCTGACCAACTGCTTGCCTTATCGCAACTTATGCAGCCCAGGTTAGAATCTCTAAGTCTTATGTATTTATTAAAAACCACCTGAAGCTCAGAAAGCCACTCAGATTTTGTTTTAACCTTTTTTCTCAGGTCTGAGTTTCGCTTCTTAATACCCAGCTCATCAGCCTTGCGCTTGCGCTCTAATGCCTTCCGGCCTTTTTCCAGTCCATGTAATGACATACACTCAATATTGCAAAATCCCTTCTCCTGCCAGTAATCAGAATCCTTTTTGCTTGGCAGTTCAGAGCGGCAGGTTTTAAGCGTGCACTTACGAGTCATTGCTAAGGCTCTTTAACTCAAGATCGAATGCTGACTCTAGCGGCTCAGCTTGTTCAAAAATAACATCCGACTCAATGCCAAGATTATGAGCTTTTTTCCGCTTCTTTCTTGCCTTAGCGCCTCGAGCTTTAATATGAAGGTGAAGATTTATTGATTTAATATCCATAACTAAACCCCCAGCACCAAATCAGCACCATCATTGCCAGCGTATTTCTTTCGTATAACCTTCATTTTCTTTTCAGTTCGTAGCACTGTATTGGATTTAACCAAAGCTCTAGCTGCCGCTTCTGCATGACCCCGGTCTTTAATAAATCCGCCACCTGGAACAGCATAGAAGCCATCTTCTCGCTGCAATAGCTCAATACCATCTACATTAATGTTTTCACTTGTTGCTGTGCCTGTTATGTATTCTCGCGTCATTTTACTTTCCCCTCTTTGGTTATGCTCCGTAATGGCCCTGTTCTTTTCTGCCGTTCGCTTGCTTAGTTCGCCAGATGTTTATTCTTTCTTGAGCTATGGTCATTCGCCATCTTAGCTGCTCAGACTTTTCTATCGCTATTCTCAGGGCGTCTAGCAGCTTAATATACTCATCATGTGAATATGCGTATGATTCGCGCTCTTGCCCTGTTTTATGGCCCTCTTTTTCAGCCTGTCCAATTAAAATAGCTTTTTTAGACTTGCGAAACTCCCGCAAATATTCCGTATCAGCTTTTGCTTTTGAATACTCATCAACCGAGTTGCGCCAGTCATTTATTAGCTGCTCAATATCCATTACTTTGGCGGCTCAGGTAGCGGCATCCAGTGTGACACCTCATCCTTGTAGTACTTATCGCCGTCAGATATGAATTTTCCAGATGCAGCGTACAGCGCACCAATTCTAATCATATTGTCATTTACTGCCCAAAACATAATAGTTACATGATTTTTTGGAAGTTTATTACTTGTACTAATCCATTCACTCATACCCTAACCCTCTTTCAGTATTTCATTTTGCCACGGCGCTGGATTTTCCCAGCAACCAAGCGTATTAAATAAAGCTTCTAGCTCTTTCTCGCTAATATCTCGCGGTACGGGCAAAGCTAACCAGCCTAGATTTGATAGCTGATTTTTAGGCACTGTTTTGCTTAGCTCATCGTGCAGCTCTGAAACCGTAGCGCTTAGCTCGTGCTTGTAGTATTCCGCCGGAGCTTCGACCACTTCGCTCTTAATGTAAGCTTGTCCTAGCTTGCTGCGCCCCATTGCAGCGATATAGATTTGCCATTTATAGCGAATCTTACTCATAGCTGCATCAATGCTTGGCCCGCAAGCCTCAATACGATTCTTTGCTACATTGATTAGCTCTAAACCATCGCCGCTGGCTACAAAGCCAATACCTAAATCTCTTAACGCAGCTTTAGCACTTCGAGCCTTTTGTACATGCGCTACATACTGTTTTCGCTTCTTCTTTGCCATATTTAACCCTCTTTGTTAAATGCTTATAGGTTGTGATGACTGGCGGCTATTCTCGAATCAAACGAATCATCATCTTAACTTATTTACCGCTACCTGATTAAAATCAGGGGAAGTTAATCTCAGCCACCACACCTTATAAACACTTTAAAACCCCTTCATGTCTCACGACAGCTAGGGCGGAGCGGAGCATCATGCTTTATACCGCCTGTTATCACCTCCTGCTAGGGTGGGTGTTCTTACCAGCTAACGCCAAACCAAAGCCCAATACCGTGAATAACTCCAACGGGGGCGATAAAGGCACCTGCAATAAGCAGCAAATACTTAGCCTGAATCAAGCAGTGTATAACGTGAGTAATCCAGCCGGCAACGCTAAAAATAGCTAGCAGCGCAACGCCAATCACAAATAAACTATCCTTCATTTTCTAAACCCTCTTATTTCATTAATCAAACTAAACCCAAGGCCGAAAGCAACAACAACACAAAGCAATAAGTCTTTACCGTTAAATACTGCTACATCATGTACTAAATCAATCATTGCTCTCTCCCTTAGTTCGTACCTTATATTAATTATTTATTTAAGCAATGGCAAGCTTATTTGTAAAATAATTCATGCTGGCCATTCTTGAATTTAAGCTCACTTAGCTTTCCGCCAAAGTAAGCAAATCCTTTCCCTGTTACTCGCGTGCTCGATCGCGGCTTGCCGTTCTTTTCTACCGTGCTAATGACTAGCAAGCCCTGATTAATCCAGCGCTGATAAGGCATATTGCCGTGGTCAATGTACTTTTTCTCGAATAACCAGTTAATAAACATGCGCGGCTTAACCTGGAGCTTCTTTCCTGCTTCTGTCATTGATAGCGTACTATCATCATTACTAATGGCAGATTCTAGGCGGATAGCAGGCTGAGCGGCTTCTATCTGTGCATCCTTAGCTGCAATAACAGACTGAGCAGAGATTAAAGCTCGAGCCATTAATTGCTCAGGGGTTTCTATCTGCTTAGCTTCCAGCTCCTGCCAGCGATCAACAACAGCGGCTGTAAACTCAGGCGACAGTCTGGCAACCAATACCATTGAATCTCGCTTATTCAAATTAGCCACTGGTAGTGAGCGCCCATTAAAAGGGGTCTCCTGAAATTCAGGGGTTAAAATTTGATCAGCTTCTAGCTTTCGGATTAGCTGCAAAACATTATCGTGACGCTTGCCAGTAAGCTCCGCAATCTCGCGGCTGCTCATTGTTTTTACATTGGATTGTATTATTTTCATTAGATACGCTCTTTTAGGGTGTCGGTCTTACATCTAGTTCAGACGGGGAAAGAGGAACCCCCTAGAATGCCGACATATATTTTTTTATCAGGTCTGAAACTGATTCATTCATTATACACAATGCCTATCTGCTAACAATAGACTATTGATTTTCCTCTAGTGCTTTATTGATGATGCCCACACAAATATCGCTATTTATTACGCTAGAGCATCCAGATAATTCTTTCAAAGCCGCCCTAAGCTCTGCTATTTGCTGTTCGCGGTTGGCAACGAGCCTCTTTAAGTCTTTAACATCAGAGGCGTGATAGTTGGATAACTCCTTCTTAGTAAATCTATCTAATGTCTTATACCCACCATTATCAATCCATAACGACAAATCCTCTACTTTAACACTACCGCCCTTGTACTTCTTAGCTGCTTCCTTAAAAGCATTATTAGCCTTTGGCGGATTCTCTAGGGTGTTAACCATTTCTTCTGTTAGCTCTATTTTATCCTTCACAATCTTTCTCCTCTAGTTGGGCTAGTAGGGCTTTGGCTTCTGCAATATCAAATAATGCAGGATTAGCCATTAATACGAAAATAGCCTCTTGTCCTCGCTCGTTTACACCAAGTTCAATTGCCTGAGTCATATTCTCGATGTGTTCAATAGCCCATTGAAGCTGATTTCTTAATTCGTTATTACTTGTCATTTTGATTGCTCCTTGGTATTAAGCTTAATATTTGTATCAAATGGCGGCTCCATTGTTGGGCGCATCATATGACCAAAGGTATTCATGAGACTCCACATTTGGAACTTGCAGTATCCGTCATCATCAACTGTTGGTGGCGTGTATTCTTGTAGCTGTGACATGTCAGCCCTCAACTCTTCGTACTGACGCTTCAGCTCGGCCAGTCCGATAGCGTTTAGCTTTACCAGCACGTATTCATTTACGTTAAATTCCTTCATAATCTCACCTCTTTGTTAATTTCTATTTGCTCTGCTTCTTATAAACCGCACCATCAAACCAGATACAGTCATAATTTAACCAGCGCGTAACCTGCTGAGGATTCACGCCAACGCTTCGAGCGAAGGCGGCTTGATTGCCACCATGCTCTTTTTCAATGTGTTGTTTTAGTTTCATTATGACTTCCCGATCAATTCAGCAGTAACCTCACCATCCGTTGTGATTTCTAACCTATGGTCGTGTATTTTAAGCATATAGACTGGAATAATGGTATTGCTATCTGTCGTGCTATAGAAGTTGCCCTCACCTCCGTAGCTCTCCTTACTTCCGTACAAGACTTGAAATCCGTTGGTATACCCAATAAACCTAAGTTCATCGTTTGAGTTATTAGTATTCCCATCACTCCAATTTGTTTCTTTCTGCTTTTCTCCGCAGCCCGCGCACTCAATGCCGCCACTTTTTAATAGGTTGAAGTTTACACTTCCACAGTCGCAAGCTCTCGCTATGTGATCTTCAATGTTCTCAATCATTTCATTAACTCTCTTTTCCATGCCGTGCCAGTTGTTCCATCGGTTAAGCTTCTAACCTTAAATGCCTTTAAAAGCCCAGAATCACTATCACTGCCGATAATCTCGACACTATCTCCAGCATGTTCTTTTAGCCATTTTGTAGGCTTGTTGTGTGGGTCGTATTGCCCACACTCCTTGCTTATTTTCATTATTTTATTAAACCCCAAATTAAAGCGTCGTTATCATTATTTCTCTCAGCCTTCTTTTGCGCCTTTATATGCCAATGCGGGTCTCCACCTAAATCCTTAAACTCTTGATCTTTTGCTTCAAGCTTTGCTACTAGCTTCTGCAAATGTGGTGGAAGTGTTTTCATAATCTTTCTCTCTTTTGTGTGTTTCGTTTCAATAAGTTAACTATACACTACTGATTATATGCGTCAACACTTTTGTACAAATAAATATTATTTATTTAATCAAGCCCTGTTTAGATATTTCTCTAAATCTTTGTTAGCCCTGATAGCTGTATTCCTGCTTTATGTCTCTTACTCTGAAATACTGCATTTCAGCTATAGTTCTAACAGTCCCTTGAGCGCCATCACGGTTCTTTCCGCATATAATCTCCATAATATCCCTATCTTGCGTATCGGGATTAAACACAATGTCTCGATAGCAAAAGATCACGCCGTCACAATCTTTGTAAATCTCGCTTGATCCTGCAATATCTGATGGTATTGGTCGCTTATCCTGTCGTGTCTTGTAGTCATTATTTAGCTGCCCAAGGATAATTACAGGTACTCCCATTTCCTTTCCGAACGCTCTAAGCTCTTTACTTATCTTGCCTAGAGAGCTTGCGCTGGCTCTGTGGTCATACTCTAGCAACTGAATATAATCAACCACTAACATTCCTTTTCCATTCTTCTGGTAAGTCTTTTGAGAGCTTAACCAATTACGAGCGCGAACCTTTAATTGACTAACATTTAGACCTTGCTCATCATCAATAAGAAGGTTCTTATCCTTTAGTCTAAGCAGTCCTGCCGTCATTCTCTTACCTACATCACCATCGCCTATTGTCTTATTAGGGTCTTTAAAGAATGAGCTTTTAATTGATCCGGCAGACTGTAAAAAACGCTTCGCAACTTGAGCGGCTGACATTTCAGCAGAGTTAAAATACACCGGTATTTCACCAAATATCTGAGTTTCAATAAACGACTGCAAAAGGGTTGTTTTACCCATGCCTGACAGCCCGCCAAGAAAGTATAAGCCGCCACTTTCAAAAGGCATATATTCATCTAATTCTGCAAAACCAGTCTTATAAACCTCATTAATCCCTTCTGTGCGCTCTTGCACTTGCTCCACAACCT